AGAAACGAAGCAAAAATTAAATATTTAGAAAACAAAATAGAAAAAGAATTAGAAAAAGAACAAGACTTTGAAACCGAATATCGTTTAGAGAAACTTAAAATTGATCTAGATGAAAAAAAATATTCAAGAGCGAATATGGAACTGGTTGCAAAAGATAGAATGAGAGAAATTAGTATGTGGTCTAATTTGAAAAAAGAATTTGATGATGGATCGTTTGATACCAAGAGCGTCAACACTCATCAATTAGAATCGTATCACAAGATTATGCAAAACAAAGCACAGACCTTAACGGCAGGATCTTCACAACCTGAAGTCTTTAATGTTCTTGGACAACTTCAAACCATTGAAAGAGAAATGACCGAAAGAGGGATGATTAAATATGATGGTGAAAAAAGAGAAGCTCTTCCTCAGAAACAAAGCTTTGGAATGCAACCCGAACAACCAAAAGCAAACGAGTTTTTACCAGAGAGTAAAATCAGCAATACAGAGGGAAAATAAAATTATCAATCCCTTGATTTGTATCAAGGAAGGGGATAGATACAAAGTCTGTGTAGGAAACAATCGTTATCTTGCAGGATTAGAACTTGGCTTTACTGAGTTCCCAGTTGTTATTGCAGATAAAGAATGTCCTAAACATTTTAAAGAATTAATAGAAATGTATAAAGATGTTAAGTTCTAAACAGTTATTTTTCTTAGTCGCAATGCCAAGATCTGGCAATACCTTGTTTAGTTCTATTATGAACCAGAATCCTGATATTGGTTGTACCGCTAATTCCATTACCTTAGAGATAATGAAAGATTTGTTTTTACTCAAACAAACCGATGTCTTTCAAAATTACCCTGATGAAAAATCATTAGATAATGTTTTAGATGTGGTCTTTGATACCTATTATAAAGATTGGAATTACAAATACATTATAGATAGAGGTCCTGTGCTAACACCTGGTAATTTAATGTTAATGAAAAAACATTATAAACGACCTTTTAAATGTATCATTATTTTGAGAGATTTAATGGATGTATTGGCATCTTACATTAAATGGTTTGAGAATGAAGAAACAGCATTTCCAAATAGGTATAACTGTAAGAATATAGAAGAAAAATTATCAATGTTAATGAACAAAGATGGAGCGATTGCTAAAGATTTAGAAGCGATTAAAAATTCTTATAATCATCCTGAAATATGTCACTACATTCACTATAATGATTTAACCTCAAATCCAGAAAAGGTGATATATGACCTGTATCAATTTTTACAAATTCCTTACTATAATCACAACTTTAAAACCTTGAAACAATTTGAAGTTAATGGTAGAGGTTATGACGATAACATCGTTGGAAACAAGATGCATACGATAAGGACAGAAATAAAGAGAGAGGAGAATCCATATAAACAAATGATTCCACAAAGAATTATTGATAAGTATGGTCACATCAAATTTTAATGAAATTTAACTTTGTCTTTTTAGGTCAATCGGTACTACGATATGAAGTGCCACTAGATATTTTTAATGCGATTAATCGCATTTATGAAAACAACTTTGTTAATTTACCTGCTGCCAATAAACAGTTAGTGGGTAAAATTATGGATGAGAAATCTATCTTTTATGATGGCGATGATGAAACCAAAATGAAACGATTTAGTTTGTTACCGGCTAACGTACACAAGTGGTTTTTATCAATGTATGATCATTATTTAAAATGGAATGGAATTAGAAATTACAAAACCCATCTTAATAGTATTTGGATTAATGAAATGAAAGCGAATGAATATAATCCGGTACATGTGCATCAAGGTAATTTATATACAGGTTTATCTTCTGTGATGATTTTAAAAACACCATCAACGTATGGTCAAGAATATTCAGCAGAAGGACAACCACAAAACGGTAAGCTACAAATACTAGGATCCGCTTCAGGACAATTTGCAAAGGTAGATTATCAACCTCCAATGCAGTTGAGAGACTTTTACATTTTTCCATATGATATGAGACATTGTGTTTATCCATTTAACAGTACACAAGAAACCCGAAGAACATTGGCCGCGAACTGTGATGTTCTTTACAACCCAATTGAAAACAGAGGAGCAGAGTAATGATTATAACAGAACCGCGCTGGAAGTCTTTGATTGTTGAAACAACGACTCCAATATTTACACCTGAACAATGTCAAATGATTATTGAAGCAGGACATAAGCAACCACGAGAAGACGGACAAGTTGGAGGTGGAAAAGGTGGGAAGGTTGATACACAAACAAGACTATCACACATTTCCTGGATACCATTTAATGTATTACCTGAGATGTATAAAACTCTTGATAAAGTAATGCAGGCAACCAATAGAAACCATATGGGTTTTGAAGGTATGCAAATTACAGAACCTGCGCAATTTACAGAATATTCTAATGGTGGGTTTTATGATTGGCATATTGATTCAGATGTTGAATGTTCAAAGGAACCACCGGTTAGAAAAATATCTATGACCTTATTATTGTCTCGTGACGATGAATTTGAAGGCGGTGGATTAGAATTGATGTCAGAAGGAAAGTTTGCAAGACCTAAACAAGGACAAGCAATATTCTTTGCATCTTTTATTAGACATCGAGTGGTACCTGTGACCAAAGGTACAAGAAGATCTTTAGTAATGTGGTTTGGAGGAACTCCATTTAAATAATGTTACACAAAGAATTTTGGTTTCCAACTCAGATTTATATTAAAGAGTTTAATTTAGATAATAACCAACTCACAAATGATATTGTCAATTGGTCTAAACAAGATCCTGGTTTAAGTAAAACCAATGTCAATGGTTGGCATTCAAAATCAGATATGCACCAGAAACCTGAATACAAAGCTTTAGTCGATCAGCTGTTTCAAATGCAACAAGAAATATTTAAAGAAGATTGTTTAGCCGATCAACCTGTACTCGGTAATATGTGGGCTAACATTAATCCTCCAGGAGGATTTAACAGACCTCATATTCATCCGAATTCATTATGGTCTGGAGTCTATTATGTTAAAACTCCAAAAGATTGTGGTCATTTAAAATTAGAAGATCCAAAAACAAGAGCCGAAATGGTGATGCCGAAAAGAACCCAAGATCAGCTCCCACAATATTTATGGAGAGAAGTTCATTATGAACCCATTGCAGGAAGATGTATTATGTTTCCTTCTTGGCTGAATCATACCGTTGACCCGAATAGGTCAAATGATATAAGGATATCCGTGAGTTTTAATTTTTTACAGAAAGGTTTTGAATGAGTTTCGAACAGAATAAATACCAAATCATAAAAGAAGCCATACCTCCACAACTGGCTAATTTTTGTTTTAATTATTTTTTATTAAAAAGAGATGCAGTAAAATATATGTATGACAATAATATTGTCGCTGAGTCTCCATTATTAGGAACTTGGAAAGATCAACAAGTACCCAACGTCTATTCTCATTATGCAGATATGGTGATGGAAACTTTATTGGTTTATGTTCTTCCGATTATGAAAGAAAAAACAGGACTCGATTTAGTACCTACATATGCTTACACAAGAGTTTATGAAAAAGGTGCAACCTTATTTAGACACAAAGATAGACCTAGCTGTGAAATATCTACTACACTTAATTTAGGTGGTGATCCTTGGCCAATCTATATTGATCCAACTGGAGAAAATAACGTACTCAAATCACAATATACTCAAAAAGGTGAAGAAGTGCTTTTAAAAGAAACAGCACACAAGGGAAATCGAGTTGACCTAGAACCGGGTGATATGTTAGTATATTCGGGATGTGATTTAGAACATTGGAGAGAACCTTTTGAAGGTAACATTTGTCACCAGGTCTTTTTACATTATAACCATAAAAACGGTCAGTTTGGTGAGTCTAATCTCTTTGACAAACGTAAAATGTTAGGACTTCCATCGGGCGTATAATTATATTATAGTGACCCTATGCTACAGAAGATACAATTTTTACCTGGGTTCAATAAACAAGTCACACCTACCGGTGCAGAAGGCCAATGGGTAGATGGTGATAATGTTCGATTTAGATACAACACGCCTGAAAAAATAGGTGGTTGGCAGCAACTTGGTGAAAGTAAACTTACTGGTGCAACTAGAAAGACGCATCATATTATTAATAGATCAGGAAACAAGTTTTCTATATTAGGCACTAATAGAATTTTATATGCATACAATGGTGGTATTTTTTATGATATTCATCCCATCAAAACAACCAACACATTAACGAACGCCTTTTCTACAACTAACGGTGACACAGCAGTCACAATTACTTTTGGATCTAGTCACAATATATCAGCAGGTGATATTGTTTTACTCGATAACTTTACAACGATTACAGGCTCTGATTACACTGCATCTGACTTTGATGATAAAAAATTTATGGTCACAACTATTGTCAGTGACACAGAAATTAAAATTACGATGCCGACTGCAGAAACAGGATCCGGTGCAACCACATCAGGTGGCATTCGAGTTAGACATTATTATCCAGTAGGTCCAGCAGAACAAACTCCTGCTTTGGGCTGGGGACTAGGGACTTGGGGTGGTGAAGTTATTGGTAATGCATCAACAACATTAGTAAATGGAATTAACGATACACAAACAACCGGTATTCAATTAACCGACGCCACACAGTTTCCAACATCAGGTACAAACTTTATTAAAATTGGATCTGAAGAAATATCATATACAGGAATCACCAGTAATATATTAAATGGTGTAACAAGAGGTGTAAGAAACACAACAGCTGCAGTACATAATGCAGGCGATACTGTTGAAAATACTTCTGACTTTGTTGCATGGGGAGAAGCAGCAAGTGGTGATCAAGTTAATGATCCAGGGTTATGGTCAATTGATAACTTTGGAGATAAAATTATTGCACTGATTCATAACGGTGAAGTGTTTGAATGGGATTCAAATGCAGCCAATGCAGTTACACAAAGAGCAACGATTATATCAGGTGCGCCTACAGCATCAAGAGATATGTTGGTATCTACACCGGATCGACACTTAGTATTCTTTGGAACCGAAACAACCATTGGTGACAAAACTACACAAGATGAAATGTTTATCAGATTCTCAGATCAAGAAGATATTAACACCTATACACCAACAGCAGTCAACACTGCAGGAACACAAAGACTTTCAGACGGATCTAGAATTGTTGGAGCGGTAAGAGGTCGTGATGCAATTTACGTGTGGACAGATACTGCGTTATTTACACAAAGATTTGTTGGACCACCATTTACTTTTGGTGTTTAGTTGAAGACTTTGTATATGACAATTTAAACACCACAGCAACACAACTTATTAACGTTGGACTTAATAATTTGTTTGGAGAAATTACTTGGTTCTATCCAACACAAACTTCAACCATTATTAATAGAATGGTAACTTACAATTATTTAGATTCAACACCGCAAAGACCTGTGTGGACCACAGGAACACTTGCAAGAACGACTTGGGTTGATTCATCAGTATTTGGTTTACCACATGGAACAGAATATAGTACAACAGATAATGCATCATTTGATGTAGTGGGCAATACAGAAGGATCTAGTGTGTATTATGAACATGAAAAAGGAACGGATGATGTAACTGCAACATCAACAACAGCAATCGCTGCAAATGTACAGTCAGGTGATTACGATATTAATCAAGAAAGTTTAGGTGGTGATGGTGAAGTAATTATGAAGATTAGACGATTTGTACCTGATTTTGTATCACAAACAGGAAATACACAAGTCACATTAAACTTAAGAAATTATTCAAACAATGCACAGGCAAGTTCACCTTTAGGTCCATTTACCGTTGATAACACAACATCTAAAGTTGATACGCGTGCAAGAGCAAGAGCGATATCTTTGAAAATAGAAAACACAGGAACAAATCAAGACTGGAAATTAGGCACATTTAGGTTAGACTTACAACCAGACGGAAGAAGATAATGGCAAAAATTACTTTAGTATTTACGAGACCAGGAAGAGAATACAGGCAGCAAGATGCTGATGCTTTGATTCGAGACCTTGACGGATTAATAGAAAAGCTTAATTCTACATTTCAACAAGATTTAAGAGAAGAATCACAAAGATTTACTTGGTTCTTATCATCAGGAAACGGTAATGGCTAATCGATATAAAAACGCAAATTTTGATTTAACAACAGATACAGCGACTGACATATATACTGTGCCTTCTAATTCTAGAGCGATTGTACAAAACATACATATGGCAAATGTTGGATCAGGTAACGTTGTGGTACATGCACATATATTTGATAATTCAGAATCTAAACAATTTACATTTGCAAAACATACGATTGCAGCAAGTGAATCACAGTCAATGTCAGATGGTACAGTTATATTAGAAGAAAACGATATATTAAGGGTACAAGCTGATAGTGCAAATGATATAGAAGGCACTGCCTCTATACTAGAATTTGATAGAACATAATATGCAAGTAATAAAACCAGATAAAATAATAGAAAAAATAACTAATATTAAGACTGGCGAAGAGTATAAGGACGATCAGGACTGGAAATCAAAGGGTATTTCACCTGATGATATCAGAAAAGATGTAACCTTAGTCATGCCGAGTCTTGATTTATTTGGTAAAACCAAGTAAAATGTATAACAAACAGGCAATCCCTGCGGACATACAGAGCGTCATTGATCTGTACAAATCATTTAGCAAGTATGACGATAATACCGAAGAAGAAATTTATTATCATATTTTGCCGTCCTTTATACTTAAACAATGCAAATATTTTAAGGAGAACAACAAAGTGATTGCTTTTGCAAACTGGGCTTATTTTGATGATAAAGCTGAACGGGAATTTAAAGAAACCTATGAAGTTCCTACTTGGAACAATGGTAGTAATGCATGGGTAATAGATGTTGTATGTAAAGCAAAAGCAAGTAAAATGATGCTTTGGTTAAGACAAAATTTTAAAAAAGTTAAATGGGTAAAATTAAACAAACCATCAAGAAGAATAGGAACTAGAGGATACTAATGGGCGGATTTGTTAAAAAAGTAACCAAACCTTTTACAAAAGTTGCAGATAAACTTATTCCAAATGAAGTTACCAAAGCGGTTGATTCATTACCTGGACCGGTAAAAGCTGCTTTATATGTGTATGGTCCAACGAGACCTTTTATAGCTGCTGCAAATGCAGCTGCAACTTTGAACAGAGCTCAAGGACGTGGTTTAGGTTTAGGTGATCTTGCAAGATTAGGTTTAGATTATGCCGCGTACGGAAGTTCAGGAGGTATAGGTAGTCTTCAAGTTCCAGGATTTAACGCTGCTGGTCAATATGTAGGACCAGGAAGTCAATTTTTTGGAGGAACTTCTTCTGTAGCTGGAATGGAAGAAATTCCTATTGATGCTAATACCGGTTTACCGGTTGGAGTAGAAGCTAGTGAAGGTGCTTTATCTGTTACAGATCCCGTTGTTACAAAAGGAGTAGTCACACAACCTACTTTTTCAACTCCATCTCAAGTTCTTGCTACAGGAGATGGTGCAGCTATGGAAGCAACTTACGAGCCACGTTTTGGAAAAACAGTAGGAATGGAAATGCCAGTAAAAACACCTCCTGTACCTACAACTTCAATTCAACAACCTGTTGCAGTGAATCCTACTGATAGCTTTTTAATAGAGGGAGAAATTGCTAATCAGATTCCAATAGAACAAACACCGCAATTAGGAGAAGTAGGAATTAAAAGTGCATATGAAACAGCAGGTGGTGGTTTTGAAGGTATTAAAGCAGCTGCAAAAGAAGGCGCTGCAGACTTTTTTGGAGTTAAAGAATTTAAACAATTAGGTAGAGCAATCTCAGAAAGAGATGCTTTAGGAACTTTAAAAGCTACAAAAGATTTAGTTATGAATAATCCAAGTGCAGTAATTTCATCAACTTCATTAATGGCATATTTAACAACTCCAGAACCTTTACCAGATGAAACACCTGAATTATTTGAAGAACGAAAGAAAACGGTAAACAGTTTAATTGCTAGATATGGCGATCAATTAGGTTCTGATATTACTAATTTTGATTCAGCGGCTGATTATTACTCAAGCTTTAGATCTAATTTAGGATATACCAATCCTGCAGATTTAGATTTTTATGCTGAGGGAGGCCGTGCAGGGCGTGCTTTTGGCGGTATTATGGATATACCCATGGGTCAACCTAGGAATAATGGAGCAGGAATTATGGAACTAGACTATAGACAAGACGGTGGTTTTGTGCCAGTAGGAATTAAAGAAAAAGCAGATGATGTGCCAGCCATGTTATCTAAAAATGAATTCGTATTTACAGCAGATGCTGTAAAAGGGGCTGATCCTGAAGGTGAAGGAGATGTTGAAAGAGGAGCGCAAGCAATGTATAATACAATGAAAAGATTGGAGTCTAGAGTAGTATAATGGCAGTTCAACAAACACAAGTATTACCAGCACCGTTTATTGAAGCAGCAGGTAAAACATATTTAGATGAATTAACAAGTGCGATTGGTGGAGTAAAATCTGCTGATGTATCACAATTTTATGGTAGAGATTTTGTTGCACCTACAAGTGCATTAACACAACAAGCTGAAACAGCAGCAGGTGGTTTAACTTCTTTAATGGGCCCACAAGCCTATCAACAATACATGTCACCTTACCAGCAAGATGTGATTGACACGACTCTTGCAGAATTTGACAGACAAACTGCAATGGGTTTACCTGAATTAAGTAATAGAGCTATTCAATCAGGAGCTTTCGGTGGAGGTAGACAAGGTGTTTTAGAGGCTGAATATGCAACAGGACAAGCTAGAAACAGAGCTGCATTACAAGCACAATTATTACAACAAGGTTTTGGAGCGGCACAAGAATTAGCAGGTAGAGGTTTCCAACAAGCAGGACAACAAATTTCAACGCTTGCAGGACTTGGTGCATCACAACAAGCTCAACAACAAGCTTTATTAGAAGCAGACAAACAACTTGCATTCCAACAAACTTATCAACCGTTACAAGCGGCACAAGCTTTGGGAGCAGGTGTAACAGGATTAATTGCTGGATATCCGCAAAGAGAATCTTTTGCAACAGCGCCAGCATCTCCATCACCGTTACAAACAGCTCTTGGAACTGCATCAACATTGGCGGGTATTTATTCTTTAGTAAATCCTAGACCATTATTTCCAAAAATAACATAATGAGTAAGATTATGAAAAGACCCTTGTTTAGAAAAGGTGGTAGCACTGGAATTATGTCTAATGTTGTAGAAAGACAAGGCTACAGCCTAGGAGATAGAGTGGAACAAAGACAAAAATTATTGTCTAGATTTGCAGGGCCATCACGATCTACTGCAATTCCTAATTTTTTAATTCAATCAGGTTTAAATTTAATTGAAGGCACAGGTGAAGATAGGGGATTATTAAGAGAAATCGGAGCATCCGTAAGAGATCCACTTAAAACAGCAATGGCTTCAAAAGAAAGAGAAGACATGTTTAAAAGACAATTAGGATTAACTGCAGCAACAGGTGTACTTGGAGAAATGCAAGCAGAAAAAATAGCTAAAATAAAAGCAGGTAGCACAATGTCAGCAATTGCAAGAAGAGCAAAAGAAGCTGTTTTATCTGGAGCAAATAATCCTTCAACAGGCAAACCGTTTAAAAATTATCAGGAAGCATATACTTATTTTTCACTGTCTGCTAAAGACATATCAAGAGCTTCTCCGGCTGAAAGACGGGATGAAGAAGAGAAAAAAATTATTGCAGGGGGAGGCAGCTCTAAATATGCACCTGCTCAAGCTAAATATAACGTTGAAATAAGAGATAAAATTCCACCAATTAAACGAGGAGGATTTTTTAAAAGTAAAAAAGGCTCACCTAAAAAACCAATAACTGGAAACTATTACTATGATTTAGATAGTGAACAATTATATTTATTCGACGGAAAACAACTTAAAGTAGTTACAGATATAGAGTCAATATCATAGGAGGTTAAATGGCAGAAATAGAATTCGATCCGTTTACTCTTGGATTTGAAGCCGAAAGAAACAATGAAAGAAGTGCAATTACTGCAGGTGTAGCGGGTATTGCATCAGGTCTTATAAAAATTCCAGAGGGTGTAGTATCACTAGGTGCAGAACTCGTTGATCTTGGTTTAGATACTAACACTGCCGCAGACGTAGAACAATTTTTTGATAAAATAAATCCTTTTGAAGAAGTCGCACAAGAAAAAGCTGCAGGTAAAATTACAGAAGCTTTAACACAGGTAGTCTCTGTTGGAACCGCAGGTTTTAAAATTGCAACTAAATTAGCGGATAAAGCATTAAAAGCTAAAAAGGCAGGTAACTATGTTAGTTTTACAAATCCAAATCTTATAAAAGCAACAGAAAAAGCATCTCAACTAAACAAAGCAGCGAAAACAAAAAGATTTGCAGCAGGTGTATTGGGAGGCGCAGCGGGTGAAACATTTGTTGCAGATGTAGAAGATATTGGAACGTTTGGAGATATCTTTGAAGGGGGTCCAACAGAGTTAGATCGAGACACAGAACTTCAAGGTGCAGATGATGCATTAAGAAAAATCATGAACAGATTAAAATTTGGATCCGAATCTATTTTACTTACACCTTTTGTTTATGGTGTAGGTCTTGGAGCCAAGGCGCTAGCAACGAGAGGCAAGGAACTAGCATATAGTAACTCACAATTGGAAAGATTTTTTGATAAAGTTGGATCAGCATTTAGAGCTCGAGGAGCTAAACCTCAAGAATTATTTGAAAGTAAAAGAACAGAAATAGGTCGTGGTATGGCGGACACCAACAGAGCTATGGAAATAGTAAAAGATATCGATAAAAATATGGATAAATTATTTCCACCATTCAAAAATTTATTTGATAAATCAACACAGAAAGAAAAAAATAAATTATTAAAAGAAGTGAACGATGCCATGTTTGCAGGTAAATTAGATGAACCTTTACCAATAAATGTACAAGATAGTTTAATATCATTTCTAAGAAAAAAAGGTGCCGATGATGATACCGTTAATAATATTTTTAACTCTATTCAAGGAGCAAGAGGTAAGTTTACAGAATTAATTCAATTAAGTTCAAATGCACCTGTGGACATTGCTACTTTACGAGGACTTATGGGTCAACGTGTAGGTGATTATTTAGGAAATACATATAGAATTTTTGAAGATAAATCTGTTTTACCTTTTACAAGTTACAAACCAACCGATGAAGCAATGCAAAATGCTAAAAAATTATTTATGCGTTATTCTCAAAGAAACAAGAATCCACTAACAGAATTAGAAGCAGAACAAGTTGTTAATGATTTAATTAAAACTGTACCTAAAAATCAAGTGCCTGGTGAATTACCTTTTTTTAAATATCTAGATCTAACGCCTGCAGCTGAAACAAGTTTAACTAAAAAAACTTTTCAAAGGGTTGTAGAAAAAGATATAGGCGATCAGAAGATATCTGAAGTTATTGGACCCGGTAGTAAAATATTTAGAGAATTGTTCGGTGAAATAAAAGACCCAAGATATTCTGTATATAATGCTATGACAAAACTATCTGGTGTGGCAAGAAAAAACCAGATGTTTGATGAAATGACCACTTTGAATGATGATTTAATTACAAAAGGTCAAAGAGCTTTCTTTTATGATTCAAGAGCAGATGCAGTTAGAGCTCTTCCTAATCAAGATATTGTACCTTTAGATGATTATCTTCTACCATTCTTTAAAGGTGATTATGCGGTCAATCCTTTACAAGGAAAATTTACTTCTAAAGATATTGCAGAAGGTATTGGTAACGCACAAAATGTAACTAAATTTTTAAGAGGAGAAAGAGCTGGAGCGACCTTACCTGAGAAAGGTATTGTGTGGGGATATCGTAATTTAATTTTATTTCCAAAAGCTTTATCACAAATAGCAAAAACAGTTTTGTCTCCAGTAACACACTTTAGAAATTTTTTTAGTGCAAGTGCGTTTTCTGGTGCAAACGGAGTTTTTTTTGAGAATCCATTAATAGTAAAAAATGCACTTGGTAAATCTGTAAAAACAATTCAAGTGGGTACTAGATCAAAAGAAGCAAATGAGTTGTATAGAGAATTATTAGAACTTGGTGTTGTAAACTCTGAAGTAAGACTAGGTGATCTTAAAAATCTTATGAAAGATACTAAAATGGCTGACGGAATTAATTTTGATGGTGCATTAAAAGCTCTTATGAAAAGAATGGGTAAAATTCAAAAAGGCGCAGAAGATTTATATACTGCCGAAGATGATTTTTGGAAAATTACAAATTTCTTTGTAGAAAAAGATAGACTTGCAAGAGCGTACGCAAAAGCAGGAAGAGAAATTACAGAACGTCAACTTAAAGAAGAAGCAGCAGATATTGTAAGAAACACCGTTCCAAATTATGCATATGTATCTGACACCGTCAGAGCTCTGAGAGCTTTACCTATTGGTAACTTTATGTCATTTCCATCAGAAATTTTAAGAACAGGGACAAACATTGCAAGAAGAAGTATTAAAGAAATAAATGACCCAGCGCTTCGAGCGATTGGTATGAAAAGATTAATGGGTATGACAGCTGTAACTGCCGTTGCGCCTTATGCAATACAAAAAGGTTTTCAAGCAATGTATGATGTATCAAACGAAGCGCTACAAGCTTTAAAAGAAATTGGTGTACCTGAATGGTCTAAAAATTCTACAATTTTACCAATTAGAGATCCTGAAACAGGTGAACTTAAATACATAGATTACAGTCACGGTAATGCTTACGATACTTTATACAGGCCATTTCAAACACTGTTAAATGAAGTTCAAAGTGGAATCACAAATGAAGAAGTATTAATGAAATCATTTACGAGAGGTATTGCACAAGCAGCTGGTGAACTTGCGGATCCTTTTGTATCTGAATCTATTTTTACTGAAGCCTTTATGGATATCGTATCTAGAGGCGGTGTTACAAAAGAAGGTGCAAGACTTTATACGGATCAAACACCGGATGGAGATAAAGCGAAAATTATTATTGATCATTTAGCTGATGCGTTAATGCCATTCTCAGCGCCTCAAATTAAAAGACTTTACAGATCTGCATTAGATAAAGCAGATGAAAGAGGTCAAAAGTTTGAGTTACCAGATGAGCTTGCAGGACTCGCAGGATTTAGAGCAATTAAAGTAGATCCTATTAGAAACATGGGTTTTGAAATATCAAAATATCAGAAGGGTGAAAGGGATGCGAGACGTGAATTTACAGGAGGTGCTGAAGGTGTATTAAAAGGTGGTAAAATAGAACCCGAACAAATTATAAGACAATACTTTATTGCGAACAAATCTTTATTTAATGTAAAAAGAGACATGAGAAACAAAATTAAAGCAGCAGAAATTCTCGGCGTAGACATAGATGATTTAGGTGTAGAGTTTAGAAAAAGACAAATATCACCTAAAGAATTTGGACAATTAAACGAAGGTATTTTTGATCCATACTTTCCATCAGCAACTATTGTAAATAGGTTTGAAGAAATTGCAGAAGATTTAGGCCAGGAAAATTCATTTGAGGAAGCAAGAGATGTAATTGAAGAAATAAGAGATGATTTATTAGATCTTAATTTATCAGAACCTTTTAATCTTAAACTAGAAGATTACATTGTACCAGCGGAAGAAGTATTATCTCAAGCACCTTTACCAGATCAGCCTATGCCAAATCCACAAATTGTGAGTCCACAACCCACTGTAACACAAACGGGGTTAACACCCACAGAACAAGCTTTATTATCTGAAGAAGAAAAAGTTTTAAAACTAAGACAAAGAGGAATGGTCTAATGGCAAATGGTAAAAATCCAAAGACAACTGGCGAACATTTGATTGCATTGTATGGACACGTTACAGGTCTAAAACGTGGTCAAGAACACATGCATGATGATTTATCAGCGCTTACAAGTAAAGTTGATAAACTTCTATATATCTTGTTAGCAGGGCTTTTAGGTGCAATTTTAGCAATTGTGCTTCAATAAATCCTTCCAGAGAGCTTCAATTTTTAACGAAACGACCTTGACGCGACCCTAAATACCCCCTATATATTACGCAGGTGCAGCATTTTGCTGGCCTATTAAACTTGCTTAACAAAGGAGTATAATATGACAGGTTTAGACTTAATTAATAAATTTAACAAAGATTTCTGGAGTCATTCAGATGATGTGTTTGGATCATCATTCAGAACAATGTTTGATAACTTAGCAAAAGCTCAATCATTCCCATTTTACAATGTGGTAAAATATGGAAACAGTGAATATGGAATCGAGTTAGGACTTGCAGGATTCAATAAGAAGAATGTTAAAGTTCAATATAAAGATGGTGTATTAACTGTATCAGGTGAAATGGACGATAAAGAAAAAGAGTACGTTCAAAAAGGTTTAGCAGCTAGAAAATTTTTTAAGCAATTTGCATTGCATCAAGATGTGGTTGTTAACGAAGCTGAAATGGAAGATGGAGTCTTAACAGTTAAGTTTGGTGTAAAAGAGCCTAAAGATATTGAAGGCTTTGACATCAATATTAAATAATTAAATCCAATCTTTTAGTTCTTCGCCCATAATTTCTGTGGCGATATTAACTTTAGTCCGAAGAGCCTTGACGATTTTTTCGTCAATGGTTTCTTCGGCTATGATATCAATATAAGTCATCGGCTTTTCTTGACCAATACGATCTATTCTTGCTTCTGATTGCTGACGTTTTTCTAAATCATAACCATTAGAATAATAAATCATTGTGGATGCACCTGTTAATGTAATACCATAACCACCTGTCTGCGGGGTACCAATTAAAAATCGAGTTGGCCCTTCAGGATCTTGAATAGCTTCGATCGCTTTTTGACGATCTTCGGTAGTAGTATCGCCATAATAAGTAACGACAGAATGATCTCCATATTTCTTTTTTACCTCCTCTAATATAATTTCAATGTCATGTCTGTAATGAGCCCAGATAATCGCTTTACCTTCAACTTCATTTAAAATATCCATAAGTTCATCTAATCTTTTTGATTTAATTTTTTGAACATCACCATCATCAGATTTAAAATGGCCACAAGTAATTTGATGAAGTCTCATCAGTTGTGTAATGACGGCCGCTGAAGTAACCATTTTACCATTAAGAACAGCGAGTGCTTTTTCTTTCATGTCTTTATATAATTTCTTTTGTTCAGCTGTAAGTTCAATAATTCTTTTCATATAGGTTTTCTTTGGAAGATCTAAACAATCATCTTTTAAACAACGATATGAAAATCCTTTGAGTTTATCTGATAGCTCGGCTAAATTTCTATAACCTACAACAATTTCAACTTGTCGACCGGATACATTTATTTTTCTACAGATTGCATAACGAGTTCTAAATGCATAGTAAGATTGTTGATCAAGTAACCACGGGTCCAAAAACATACATTGCATAAATAAATCTAAAGGTGATTTTGTTACCGGTGATCCTGTAAGGATTCTTTTGTATGCAACATGTTTACCAATACCCACAATACTTTTAGTTCTAATCGCTCCAGGATTTTTTATGGATGTTGATTCATCAATAGCCATCAATGCTTTGTGACAATTTAAAAATTTTTCGGCGAATACTTTACCATTTTTTGTAGATAATGCTTCAACATTCATGACTAAAATATGTAAATCATCTGTTGACTCAAACAGTTTTTTATATTCTAATTCTTTCTTTTTTCCTGCAGAAGATTCCCAAAGCACCACTTCTTTTTCAATGTGATCTGGCATATGTGTAGGTATTTCACCTGCATGCCAGTTTTTATACACACCTTTAGGTGCTATAATTAGAGCACCATTGATCTTACCTTTATCATAAAGCATAGAGATATTGTCGATAAGAACCTTAGATTTACCTGTACCCATCTCCATGAAATACGCAAATACCTTCTTATCCCAAGACATTTCCAGTGCTTTGAGCTGATGCTCAAACGGCTTTGTTTTAAATTTATAATGCATTTCTTTCTATGGACATTATATAATAATTTGTATACTTATGTCAAATAGAAATATGAAAAATAAAGTTTACGTGATCCAGGACATACCTGGTACCAGAGAAGGACGTCCTAAAATAAACATTATTGGTGCGAGAGAGTTTGGTGACTTACA